CTGCTGGATCTCACTGATCAGATGTGCCGGTGGATCGTCACCGACGATAGGCCGTTCCTGTACTGCGCTCATGAGACGGAACCCGGCACCTCGTATTGCTCGCACCACTATAACCGCATATTCGCCGGTCGGCCGCCGTCGCGCGCCACGCGGCCCATGAGGCGTGCAGCATGACCAACCAGCGAGCACTGAAAACCATCTTATGCGTCGAAGAGCAAAAAGACGCGCTTTGCCTCTGGCATTGTGGCTTCAACACGAAAGAAATCGGCTCACTCATCGATGCCGAAGAGCATGCCGTTTACAACGGGCTGCATGAAATCCGAGAGGGACTTCGTGAAGTTCGACGGATTGCATCAAAGCACAGTCTCCGGCTGGTGAGCGCATGAAGAATCTCCCCCCGAACGCCAAGCGCGTAATCCTCAACGGCAATCCATACATCGCCCATGAAGACCCGGTGACGAAGAAGATCCGTCTGGAAGACGATTACGGCGCGGCGCTCGCCCGTAAGCCTGTCTGCGCTCGCTACGCGAAGAATAAAACGCGGGTCGCCAAGCGCGGGGAGGTCTCCAATGTATGACGCCGTCAGCGATTATACGGATTTGCTCACGCGCAAGGCAATCGCTTTTCAGCCTGCAGGGATTGAGCCGCCTGAACTTTGCGCGGCGATGTTTCCGCATCAGCGGATCGTTACGGACTTCCTTCTGCGGACGGGATGCGGCGCGGCGTTCCTCGATACAGGGCTTGGCAAGAGCCTGATTGCCCTGGATTGGGGGCGCTGTGTCGCCGCGCATGCCGGGAAGCCGGTTCTGATGCTTGCCCCGCTTGCGGTCGGTCCACAGCATCAGCGCGAGGCGCAGAAGTTCGGCATCGATGCAGTCTATTTGCGCGAGCCGACCGGCAGCGCATTGCCGCCTGTTGTTATCACGAACTACGAGCGTTTGCACCTCTGGGATATCGTAGACTTTGCCGGCGTCATCCTCGATGAATCCAGCATCCTTAAGTCATTTCAGGGAAAGACCAAAGGCGCGCTGATAAGCACGTTCCGTGATGCGCCGTTCCGTCTTGCCTGCACGGCGACGCCCGCGCCGAACGATCACATGGAGCTTGGCAACCATGCCGAGTTCCTCGGCGTCATGCGCTCCGCTGAAATGCTGTCTCGCTGGTTCGTCAACGACACTTCGACGGCCTCCCAGAAATGGCGGCTCAAAGGTCATGCTGCCGGACACTTCTGGGATTGGGTCTCAAGCTGGGCGCGGTGCGTCTCCAAGCCCTCCGATATCGGCTTGTCCGATGATGGGTTTGCGCTTCCCGAACTGCTGACCACCAATCACGAAGTGACGGCCGATCGGTCTATCGGAACCGGCGAGGAACTGGACGGTCAATCACGACTGTTTCGCATCCCTGAAATGTCGGCAACCAGCATCCACAAGGAAAAAGCTCTGACCCTCGATGACCGGGCCGACGCGATCGCATCCGTCGTCAGTGCCGAAACGGGCGAACCTTGGATCATCTGGGTGCACACCGACGCCGAGGCCGACGCTATGCGAAGCCGACTGCGGGATGCAATCGAGGTTCGCGGCTCCATGAAGGCCGAGGTCAAGGAAGACCGTCTCGTTGCCTTCAGCGAGGGCCGTGAGCGCATTCTGATCACCAAGCCATCCATAGCCGGGTTCGGCCTCAACTGGCAGCACTGCGCCCGTATGGCCTTTGTGGGCATGAGCTTCAGCTATGAATCCTATTATCAGGCCGTGCGGCGCTGCTGGCGCTTTGGACAGGCCCGTCCGGTCCACGTCCATGTCGCGATGGCGGATACCGAAAAGGCGATCTTCGACACCGTAGCCCGCAAGTCCAAAGATCATTCAACCATGAAAACAGCCATGACGGCGGCGATGCGCCGGGCAATGCGGTCTGACAGCCGCAAGCCTTACGACGCCTCGGCAGGCATGACCCTGCCCGATTGGCTGCATTGAGGGACATATGAAGATTTATGACGAGCATATCACGGATCGCGTTGCCCTCTACAGGGGCGATTGCGTGCATGTCATGTCTGGATTGCCCGACGAGTCGGTCGGCTTTTCGGTGTTCTCGCCGCCGTTCGGAGACATGTTCGTTTATTCGGACAGCGTTGCGGATATGGGCAACGTCTCCAACGACGCCGAGTTCTTCGATCAATATAAATTCGTCGCAAGCGAGCTTTACCGCACATTGAAGCCGGGACGGCTTTGCGCTGTGCATTGCACCGACCTGCCGACGCGGAAATTCAAGGACGGATTTATCGGTATCCGGCGTTTTTCGGACGCGCTGGCGGAATGCCATGATGATGCAGGGTTTCATTTTCACTGCCGCGTCACGATCTGGCGCGATCCGGTTGTCGAGATGCAGCGCACCAAGGCGCTCGGGCTACTCTACAAGCAGATTCAGAAAGACAGCGCCATGTCACGCATGGGGCTTCCCGACTATCTGCTGGTTTTCCGCAAGCCCGGCGTCAATCCGGAACCAATCGGACACCGGCCCGCCGATTTCCCCGTCGATCTGTGGCAGCAATGGGCCTCACCCGTCTGGATGAATATCAGGCAGGGCAACGTCCTCAATGTGCGCATGGCGAGAGACCAAAATGACGAACGCCATCTGTGCCCGCTGCAACTTGATCTGATCGAGCGCGCCATCACCCTTTGGAGCAATCCCGGCGATACCGTGATTTCCCCATTCATGGGCATCGGCAGCGAGGGATACACCGCCGTCAAACTCGGACGCAGGTTCGTCGGCGCAGAGCTGAAGGAAAGCTATTACCGGCAAGCGATCTCCTACATTGGCGAAGCTGAAAACGCCGCTGGCGTAGGCGATTTATTCACACAAGCTGAAACTGAAAAGGCGAGGCATGTCGCCTGAACGAGATCCCGTTCATCGGCAAATGAGCGGGCACTGAGGTAATGGCGGCTAAGGCTGACTGTTACAAAATCGCAACAAGGAAGATTATAACATGACTAAGGCAGCAATCTCAACTTCTTTCGGTGCACTTTTGGCGGCTTCCGTCATTTTTTCGCCGAATTTCGCAAACGCGAGCGACATTTTCGACGGGAGGCTTAATCAGGATTCTGACCAGCCCGTTGTGTCCAATCCGTTCGCCGGTTTCTACGTCGGCGCGCAGGTCGGCGGCGAATTTGCCAATCTTGATATTGAAGATCAGTTCGACGGCCTCGGTGCGGACGGTCTCATTGGCGGCGTTCACGGCGGTTACAACTTCGCGCTCGGCAACTTCGTCACCGGCCCGTACATCGAAGCTTCGTGGTCGAACGTCGATCTGAACGCTGGGGGCGTCGATCTGCTCTATCAGGAATGGTACGCGCAAGGCGGCTGGATTGCTGGCCTGAACGTCTCCAATGCCAGTTTGGTTTACGTCAAGGCGGCATACGAGTTTCAGCAGTGGAACTCAGACGCCGGGAAGCTTGACGGCGACGTGCAGGCATTCGTTCTCGGCGGCGGCATCGACACGATGCTGACAGGCAATACCTCGATCGGCGTTTTTGCGGACTACATCATCCCGCACAAGATCGAAGCGAACAGCATCGATATTACCGACATGCTCGAACAGTCTGAGGCTATGCGCGCTGGCCTGAAACTGACGATCCGCCAGTAATCCCCCTAACAAAAGCCCGGTGGCAATACGCTGCCGGGCAGCAATGGAGAATGAGAATGGAATTTCTAAAAGCCTACTGGCCATGGATCGCGATCCTTTTGGTTATCGCTGCCATAATCTTCGGCGCTCTTGAATATCGTGACGCTGTGGCGAGCATACTGCCGGGCAGTGAAGGAACCGGCGGCTGAAAATCGAAAGCCGGGCTATTGGCGGGCAGGCCAATCCCGGCTGTGTAGTCCCCTCTTGTGAGCGTCCCGCGTCTGAAATGCCGTCATACGATTAACCATCGTAGAGGAAACCATGACTCAACGCAAGGATCTCTGGTGGGTAGCTCCGGCAACGCTGGCGCTGCTTATCCTCATAGGCGCTTCCGTAGCGGCGAATTTTCAATATGGACTGGCTTTGGGCGGGCCGATTATTGGCGGGATATCAATTGCCTCCGATATCCTTAAGGTCGTGGCGCTGATCGCTGTTTTTGCCCTGTGGCGCTACCGTTACCGCCTTCAGGCGGCGGCGCTGTTCATACTCTTTCTGGGCTTCACGGCATGGTCGTTGCTGTCAGCCGTAGGCTTCATATCCGCACAGTTTTCAACGCTTGAAGATAGCCGTGGAAAAACGGCATCACAATGGCAGACGCTGACGGCACAGATCGATCAGCTACAGGGTCGCCGCGCCAGCGTTGAAGCCGCACGGCCGCAGAAGACCATTCAAGCCGAGATGGACGCCGTTCTGCGCATTCCCGGCGTCAATGGCTGCACCGTCATCGACGGTCCGCTTACGCGCGAGCACTGCCCTAAATACGATACGTTGAAGGCAGAACTCGGCAACGCCGAAGCAGCCGCGTGGCTGGACGGTCGCCTTGACGAATTGCGCAAGGAGCTGGGCGCGGCGGACCGCGTGTCGGTGGTTGACCCCCGCACGGATTCAATCACCGCAGTCAGCGGGCTTGCCGTGTCGTCTGTCGCGCTCATCATCAAGTTCTTTTTCGCTGGGCTGATCGAGACGGCGACCGCTGTCGGGCTATGGGCAATCTGGTCACCATTCTTCGCAAAGCGCAAGGAGCCGCCAGCAGCGGCATTGCGCAAGCCGGACACAGAACCGCAAGCCGATCCGAAACCCCCCGTCCTTGCGCATCCTGAGCCGCAGGAGAAGGCACCGGAGCTTGCACTACAGCACCGGCCCGTAGTGCAAATCGACGTGCCGCTGAAAGCCCGAGAAGATCCGCACCGCAAGATTGCGTTCTCGAAAGACGACCTTGCGCAATTTCCGAAGCTGGTCAGCAGCAAGAATACGCCTTCGAAAGTGCAAGAACCCAAGCCCAGCCACGAAAAGAAGCGTGAAGGCTGCGTCATAGACTGGGTTCACGATTGCACATCGCAGACGCCGGATAAAGGCACAAAAGTCGCGACGGGCGAAGCCTACAAGGAAAGCTATCTGCCGTGGTGCCGGAACAGCAACAAGCACCCGATCGGGCAATCGAAGTTCACGCGCATCCTCGTTGCGCAATTCAAGGTGAAAGAGCGCAAGCGGGATGCAATTACCGGCACCCGCTGGATACCCGGCTTGCTGGTGCACAACCCGCAGGTTGATGCGCAACCAATCGCGAAGAGGAAAGCCGCTTAGGCGTGTTGGAGCACCGGGGGGAATCCGGTGCTGCCAAGCAAAATCTGTTTGTTGAGTTGAGTCTTTCAGGGCTGACCAAGCCAAAGGCTGAAGACGTGATCCGCCAGATCAGTTTTCAGCAAACCGGCTCAAGAAGATGAGCTGCAACATTTAGAAACGCAAACCTCAGCGCGAAGGAGCGCAAGAGATGAATACCACATATAGCCCCGAAGCCGTCAGGGCACAACAAGAAATATCGACATATTTTGACAGTGTCAACATCCCCGAAGAATGCGAGCTTCTCACCGAAGTCGTGTCCCCAGGCGATCAGGTGAAGGCTTTCCGTCAGCGCCTGAAGAACGAAGACCCCGAATATCTCAAATGGTCGATCATCACCTGCTGGGAAGGCACGGACTGGCAGCCGAAGATCTACGACGCCGATGAGGCAATCTACTGGCTCCAGATATACGGCCTTCTAAGCGCCGAGCAGCGCGTCACAAGCCCTGAAAACTTCATGAGGCTATACGCCGACAGCGAGCGGATAAAAGCCGCCGGGCTGGCCTCCTCGCGTCTCCTCTCCTCTACGAAGGGAGGCGTCAATGTCTAAGCTCATAAACATCACCGCCCCGCAGCATCGGTGTGGACCGATAGCGTCGTCTTGCCCTGCTGTCTACGTGGACCTGACGCCAGCGGAACATAGATGCGAGGTGAGCGTGTCATGTCCGGCCGTTCTCAGCACTGAAGGCAGATACGTCATCATCGGAAAACGGATTGATCCGGAAGCTGAAGGATTATCCGGAAAGGTCGGCGAAAGCGAAGCCGCCGTCGAGATCCCCGCAGAGATACTCCTGTCGTCACTTGGGGTTGATGACCTGATTGACCGGGCAAATTCCTTCATCGGCGAAATTGAAGACACGCCCCTTGCCTCCTGCCGGGAGATTGAGGGGCTGACTTCGTTCCGCGCTCTCCGCAACCTCGTAAATCGCATAAAGGGAGGCGTCAATGGCTGAGATAGGGCATAACAGCGCCGCCAGGGCTGGCAATTGGATTTCCGTCAGCCGCGACATGCGTGATCACAGCGTCGTGGGTATGGGTCAGCCGGTGAGGCCGGCCGATACAACGCGCGGGTCGTACTCGAAATACGAGGCTTGGCAGGATCTCCTCATGGAGGCGCAGTGGAAGCCTTTCGAGGTGATCAACCGCGGCAAGACCGTCAACCTGAAGCGGGGCCAATTGATGGCCGCCAAGAGTTGGCTGGCCGCGCGCTGGAACTGGTCTGAAAAAACGGTCCGTATCTTCATCGCTCAGCTCGAAGAAGAATTCATGGTGCGCTCCGAAACAGCGGCGGTCGGCAACCGGACGGGACGC